CTACAGCAGCAGCAGTCACATTCTGCAAGATAGCAGGGTCTAAGCCTTGTGAAGCATCAGATACGCCTGTACGCTTAGATTGGACTGTATCCAAGTACTGAAGCATTGGAAAAGCAGCTTGAGCAACGTTCTGCACAACCAACTGTTGAACAGCCCCTTGAGACTTAGCACGAATAACACCACCAGCAGTAGATGTAAGCAAGTCATCAAGGTTTACTTGTCCTTCAACAGCAACCACTCGCGCATTGTTTGTCAGATATAAATTGTCCAACATCTGACGAGTGATAGTAGTCTTAATCAATTGCAGATCAGTAGTTCGATCAGCAAGTGAGTTACCAAAGAACTTGTGTGGAATTGGGATAGGGCAGATTGAGTGGAAAGGAACATAGTCCACTTCCTCAATTGCTTCCTTGCCATCTTCATCTTGAAGAATCTCGTTTGAAGCGTAGAAGACTTGAGTCAGAGTAGCAATACCTTTGCCATTCATGTCAGTCTTTACATAGCACTCAAACACCTCAATCTCTTGCATTGAAGGGTCATCAGTCTGTACTTGGTAGGGTTGCTCACCTGCTGAGTAACGAGCAACACGCTCTGGTGTGTAGGCTAGAGCATCATCCATCTGCAAGGATTCAACTTGCTTTTTGTTAAAACCCATAGCAATCAGATCACTACGAGTCAACATCTGACGATGGGCTACAAATGGCGAATCAGCAATAGTCCGAGCCTTCTTGCTAATCAAGAACTCCTCTGGAGGAACATTCTCAATCGTGACTTTGCCTGACTTCTTACGCTTTTGGACTACGACATTGTGCGTAGAACCCATGACTTGAATACCAGTTGGGTCAAAGACTGGCTGACCCATTGGGTCAAAGATTGGGAATTCTGTCGTATCTTGCTCGACAATCTCCATCGTCTCATCACTCATCAGCATAGCCAATTCGTCATCAGACAGATCAAAGTAACGCTCTTTTGTTAGGTCTTCTTTGTCTTCCCAATAAGCCTTAACAATGCCATTTTTCTGCATCAAGGCATCTTTGAACCAATCATGCAGAATGGCTACGCCTTCGTTATCCTTGGTGAAGACCCAATTGCAGTAATCTGTGGCTTGCTTGGCAGAGGCTTCGTCTTGTGGGCCTTGTGGCTCAAAGACTACGATATTGTCTGAGCCTGTGAAAATACGAACTAAGCTAGGAAGTGCGCCATCAATAGCTTCTGCTACTTCTCCAGTAACGATCTGGCTCTTGCCTTCTGTTTCATTTCCTAATGGTTGACGCAGATAATATTGAAGCGCAACCTTACGCTGCTCTACTGTCTCACTCTCAATAAATCCGATCGCGTCGTCAATTTCTGCTTGTAGAATTGACTTCAGTTCGTTCTGTACCATGTGTATCCTTCGGAGGTCGACCGAGTTTAGGTCTTTGTGAGGATTGTAATACTTTTACCACATTTTCCAACAGTTCGACACGCTTTTCAAGTTCTTTTACTTTTGGGGCTAAATTTACCCCTTGTGGCATTAAATACATTAGACAATCCATTTCGGTGCTTGGTTAATCGGTTTAGACCATGTACTGTGACCTTCATCAAGTCCAAGGGCTAAGTATCTAAATGAGTCAGAACCATGAGAAGACCAATCATGTAGTGGTCTTTCATAGAAAATCTTACGCTTCTCATCGTAGTCTCTGCGATAGTTTCTCAGGCAATTTAGCCCTATCTGTACCTTTGGTACATTGAACCAACACCTTGGAAGCAGTCGCCTTACAGCCTGAATACCATCATCTAACCCCATACTAGGCGCAATCTTGATCTCTAATCCTGCTTCCTCAAGCATCTCTAGTCGGCTCTTTCCAGAACCTAACTCTCTTACCCTAACGTCATGGGGCAAAATATGCTCTGCTTTGATGTAGTCGTTATCCCTAATCCACTTCACATAGTGGTCTAAGCCTACGCCATGATTCTCGTAGTAGTCCAGTAATCTGACCTCAGATCCTACCAACTGAGCAACCCAAATAGACGTAGAGTCACCCATTCCCAAGTCCCAAGCAGTAAAGGTACGACTTAGTTCCTCTCTGGGAATCTCTTGCATATGCTTCTTGTCTTCTAGTTCGTTCAGGATTTGCCCATAGTACGAACCTTCTACAGCAGCATCAAAGCTACATTCAAACTCTTGGCGGTACTTATCCTCACCCATCTCATTACGAGCAGCCTTCAGTTCTGTATCGTCCACTACCCCTGTCTCAGAGGCTTTGAACTCTAGCAAACCCCATCCATCCTCAGTTTCTGCCCTGTCTCGCAGTTCTTTGAAGTGGTTGTGACCTTTGGGTGTACCAATGAATAAGCACCAACCTTTTCTGTCAGCTAGTGCAGGTCTAACGATGTCAGTCCATATCTTAGGATTTTGGTCACCAATCTCGTCTAGGATAACTCCATCGAACCATTGACCACGCAAAGAATCTGGGTTATCAGAGCCGTAAAGTTGAATCCTTCTTGTCCCAAAGAAATCAACTCTCAATTCAGATATGTTACTTACAGCGTCTAACGGCTCTACATATTTGACCAAATAGTCCCACGCTACACGCTTTGCTTGACCATAAGTAGGCGCAATATAAGCATATCGAGCCATTTCATGCTGATTGTTTACAGCCTCTCTAATCAAGTGATTTAAAGCAGAAACTGTCTTTCCAAACCTTCGGTGTGCAACCACAACCCCAAAACGCTTGTTCTCAAGCATTTCATGGATTTTTAATTGATGAGGTCTTGGTGTGTAATCAATCTGGACTTCTACTTCTTCCATGTGACTACCATTTTCATAGGTTTATCACTATCACTTCCAACTTCAACAGCAGAAAGTCTTGGGTGAATATATGGCGCAGCATCTTTGGCAACTCTTACAGCAGCTTCTTTGTCGCCACTTTGGTAGAAGTCAATCATTGATTCAATCATCACCTCTAATGGGGTTAAACCCATCTCAGCGCATTTTTCTGCGATTTCTCTAGTCTTAGTCGTAACGCTACCTACTTTGCGTCCTGCGCCAGCCCTAGCACCACCACGAGATGATTTTGTTTGATTATTTTCAATTGTCATTTGTATGACCCCTTATGTATCTAGCAATTGCCTCAAATACTTCTGGATTGTCGCAATCTGACTTTATCCTATTTGCTTTCCACGATATTACACGAACATTACCTTTGATGTAACCTTTTGTATTAACCACTTTATCAAGTGTTGGAGTTGCGTCACTCTTATGCCCATTGCCTTTAGATGATAGTTTTATACCAAGGACGCAACACTCATCAGGTATAGCGCAATCATCAACATCAATATTGAATGGTAGATTTGCTCTTTTGGCTCTGTTCTTGGCCTCTATCCAGATTGTTCTAGCTGGATTTTTATAGTATCTGACCTTACGCCACTCAACCCATGTAGGCTCTTGGCTATAAGATTTCATGCAAGGCTTACAGTAGCTTCCTCTGCCAGTAAGCGATGCTTTGTTTAAATAGAATTCAGATGGGTCTTTGTAAGACTTACATTTTGAACAATGATGTAACTCTTTCCCATCTTTAACAACTACACGCTGTTGTCTTTCCATTCACATTCCTTTCGGTTTGTGAATATTTTATCATAATATTCTAAAAATATTACTTATTTCATCCTGCCCATCTTTTTAGCAGCTTCAGCCATAGCAATGGCAATCGCTTGGTCACGGCTCTTTACAACCTTGCCACCTTTGCCAGAGTGGAGAGTACCTTCTTTGTACTCACCCATTACCTTACCAACTTTCTTCTGACCAGCTTTTGTCATTTTCATGTTGTTCACCTGTTGTTTTCTTACCACTTAACCTTGTTAGCCCAATATGCTGCACTCATCTTACCCTTGGCAATATTCTCTGCGTGACGAGCCTTAAATGCTTCGTTACGCTTACTGCCATCAGGAGAGCCTTTTACGCCTTGTTGACCAAAGCGAATCAGCTTTACATCCTCACCAGACTTAGCCAAAACAGCATGAGACTTGGTTGGGTGTTCAGGAGTCTTCTTAGGCTTGTTATAGCCAGAAAACTGCTCTGAGCCTCGCTTAATCATTTTTTAGGCTTCTTTGCTTTGTTCTTTGCAGTACGCTCACCACGCTCAGGCATGGGCTTAGTCTTCTTCTGCATAAGTTTCTGCATCATCTCCAGAGCCTGTTGATTCGTTGTTCCCATGATTTTCTTCCTCGGTTATTGGCCCACCACTAATCCATGCCTCACAAGTCCTCTTGGAAGCACACTTAAAGTCAAAAACTTCACAATAGCCTAAGTCACCAGCATCAATGACTTCCCATGCGTC